ATGTCGCGCAGTAACGGAGGAGTGGCCGAGCGGCTGAAGGCAACGGTCTTGAAAACCGTCGATGGGCAACTATCCGTGAGTTCGAATCTCACCTCCTCCGCCATTTTTGTACAAAAAACGACCTATTTTGGGTCGTTTTTTCGTTCTAAACCCCCTAAAAAATCCCCGCTGTAGCATCACTTCACGCCAAATCCTTTCAATCCGACCAACGGCGACACGCCTTATTTATCAACGGGTTGCAGCATTATTTTGCCCTGTATCGAGCTGCCGCTTATCTGTTATTTAACCCTGTAAGCCAGCTGGCTATCTTTTGCGGCTGCTATTGCAAGATAAACAGTATTTCTGTGCCATTTCTGTGCCATTGCTTTTAGTCAGATTGTGACTGAAAAGTTAAATTCGTCCAAAACCAGCAAAAAGCCGTTTTTAGGTTTGGGTTGCGGAAAAAGGTAATTTTGGTTAGAAAAGCTTTAAAACCGCAACCGAAACCTAAAATAGCCTTTCAGCGGTAAATCAAGATAGGAAGTCAAGATTTTGCCGGGCGGTAAATAGAGGGAGCGTTAAAATCGGCACACGCAGCTGAATTTAGAGCGCTTGGTGAGGGGTATTGAAGAATCAAAAGATGCAGCGAAGCCGCTGTGAGCGCTATATCGGCCGCTGTGCCGCTAGCCGTGAAGGGATGAAGAAAAAGCCACACATCAAGCCCGCAGGTGAGGTGGGGGGAAGACTGCGCGCGCTCAGGTCAGCTGCTAGAGCCAGCAGCCGCCCGTCATCTTCGAGCAGGCAATAAAAAACCGCCCGAAGGCGGCTTGCTGTTTAAGGTGGGCTACTCAGTGACTGGCTGCTCAAACCTCACCACTTCTTCACCTAGTAAGTGGTTAACGAGTTTTAGTCTTTCTTGGATCGGCTGCAGCTCGTTAATCACCCAAGTTTCTGCAGCATCTTTAACTGATCCGAAGCCACCAGCATTGACAGGTACGATGCCCATTAATTGTGGTGGTATCCTTAGTGCGGCGAGCAGATCATCGCGCGTGATGTTCTTGATGTTATTAAATTCGTCGCGTGCGCTAACTTCGCTGACCGGAATAACTTGAATGCCGTCTTTTTTACCGCCTGGCGAGTACATAAACAGGTTGCGGAAGTTGCCTGGGCCTTTTGCAGATTTAAGGGCGTCGCGTAGAGCCTCGATGTCTTGCTCATTATGTGCTGGGTCGTTCATGTAAAGAATGAATCCGGCATGAGACCCATTTTCATAATAGCGCCGCCTAAAAAGCGTGGCTGATTCATTCAGCAGTGCCGACTGCAGTGCAGAAAGCCAGTCTGGCAGCCCGTAGATTTCTTGGTGAATGTCCGGCTCGCGGATGTGAATGATGCTGTCTTTTTCAAATTCATGCTCTTGACGCCACGCTTGTACTTGGAAGTAAGTGCCAGGCTCAACACCGCGCCGAATGTATTTTGCTAGCGTGGGCTTTAGCCCAAGCCGATTGCGCAGCATGTTGTTTCGCTTTTCAAGATACGTATTGCCCGACCATAAAAAATCCAAAGCAAACTGATCGAAAGTTTCGCGGCTTAGAAGCCGGTGGGGGATAAAGCTTTTTAGCAGCATGTTGCGCTTAAACTTTAGGCCCGACTCTAGATACACGCTGGCACGTGTCGATTTTGCTAGGCCTTCCATTGAGATTGGTGGCTCGTAGTATTTGCCGTTGATCCAGCACTCTAAGTAGTCGAAGAATTGGCTATTGCTGAGCACTGGCTCAGGCTCACCGAATGTAAAAGCAAGTGATTTAGTCATCAGTAGATTTCCATAAAAGAGCCGTTTTGGCTGGTCATGCCCTCAAGCGGTTCGTTGTGAATTGCGTGCATAAGCGCCCAGGCAAGGTCGGCGTGTCCAGTCTCTTCGTTGCGCCCGGCTGTGTAGGTAAACTGGCGCCCACCAGCAGTCACAGTCTTGCGGATCGCCATTAGTGACTGGGCTATGTCGGTGTGGCCCGCGTCAAACTCTAGGCGGCCGTTTTTGATAACGTCGTAAGTTTTTAAAACCAGCCGCGTTTTGACTTCGGGGTTGTAGCTAAAAGTGGTCAGGGCAGGAAAGAACTGTCGCACCAGTTGCGCAACGCCGGTGCCCATGCCCGTGGTGTCGATGCCGATGTAGCCGACGGTGTAGCGTTCAGTGATTTTCTTGATAAAGTTGGCTTGGCCCGCAAAGTCCATGCCTTTGAACTGATGCCGCTCTAGCACCCTAAACTTGCCGCCCGCGACGAGTGGCGGGGCAACCACCACAAGGCCTGCGCTGTCACCTGTTTCTGCTGGATCATAGCCAACCCATACCGTCCTGTGGCCAAGTGGTCGGTTGGCAAATGGCTTGTAGTCTTCTGCCCAGGCTTCCCAGCTATCAACCATGCACGGTTGTAGCATGACAAGCGGGAAAATACTGGCTCCGTCATCGACAAACTCGCACATGAGCAGATTTGCGAAGGCTTCGGCACTGTACTCAAATTTGAGCTCGTCCATATCAAACAGCTCGCAGCCACCGGCCTCGGCATCTTTGATCGTAACGATCTGTCGCCACATTTTATCTTCACACAAGCGGCCGCGCTGCAGTGCAGAGTGGCTAACATCAATGTTCAAGTGATCTGCTTTGGGGCGGCCCCGGTTAAAGCGGGTGCCCGTCCAGAAGCTATAAGCTTCATGGGCCATACTCGATGGCGTGCTAAAGTATGTTTTGCGCCATTTTTTGTGCATGGCCATGCCCGATGCAACTTTGTTCAGCTCGTTAAAGCCGTACACCCAGAAGAATTCATCAAAATAAAAGTTGCCATGGTAGCCCTGGGCGGTACGCGCGTTAGTACCCAGAAAGTAAAGCATCGCGCCGTTGCTTAGCGTGATCGGGTCGCCGGTAAGCTCAATGCCGACCTCGTTAGCAAAAGCTAAAATGTAGCTTCGGAAAATGTGCGCTTGGCTTTTCGACGCAGATAAGAAAATCTGATTTCTCCCTGTGATCATCGCGTCAAGTAAAGCTTCGCGCGCAAAGTAGAAGGTGGCACCGATTTGCCGCGACTTGAGGATAACGCGGGTGCGCTGATTGCCTGCCCGGTACCAGTCAAGCTGATACTCAAAACAGGTATCGCGAAAGATTTCCTCAAGCTGCTCTATATGCTCTTCTGTGAACTCATTGCGCTTGGGTGCTTTTTTGGGCGCTTCATTACGCGCCTTAATGTTCGGATTAAGATCCGTTTCGGTGCCGCCATTGCGATATTTTTCGATCCGCGCCGTGCGCTCTAACTGCCTGCCAAGAAGGTCGATTTCCTTAAAATCCTGGCCTGTTTTTGGATCCTTGATTACCAGCTGCACCATTCGTGCTTCAAGTGCGCCGTTTACGCGCTCAACAGTATCTGCGCGATCCCATTCATCACGACTCTTCCAGTTGTGAACTGTTTTATCTTTTTCATCTAAAAAGCTAGCAATATCGGTCACACGCCAACCCATCCAGTACAAGAAACGGGCATAACGGCGGTTATCTAGCAAACGGTTTTCATTGGGTGCTGTGCTTATCATGCCGCTGATGCTGACGCGCGCGCGCGTATTTCGCCTTACTTTTTACTTGTATATCAATCGCTTACATAACCTAGGCATTGTAAGAAGGGTGGGGCGTGTTGATTATGGCAGCGCAGGGAGGCCAAGGACGGCCACTTATCCATTGAGTAATAATAGCTACAGGTAGCCGAATGAAGCACAAAAAAAGCAAGTGGTTCCGCATCGCGGTCGAAGGCGCAACCACGGACGGCCGAGAAATCCAGCGCGCATGGATTCAGGATATGGCCGATCAGTACGACCAGAACACATACGGGGCGCGCATTAATTGCGAGCATATTAAAAGCTTTATGCCCGCTGGCGACTTTGGTGCGTATGGCGATGTTGTCGCCTTGAAAGCAGAAGAAGTAGAAATTGACGGCAAAAAAAAGCTGGCATTGTTTGCGCAGATTAAGCCAAACGACAATTTGCTGGAACTCAACAAGAAGGGCCAAAAGATCTATACATCGATCGAAGTGCAGCCCGACTTTGCAGACACCGGAAAAGCTTACCTGGTCGGACTTGCCATTACCGACAGTCCGGCGAGCCTAGGCACTGAAGCGCTGAACTTTAGCGCCAAGCACGGCACTTTAGCTAACCGAAAAGCAGCCGAAGGAAATTTGTTCACTGCAGCTGAGCTGACCGAGATTGAGTTTGAAGAAGAAAAAGAAAGCGCTCTTGCTGAGCTGAAAAGCAAGGTGGCGGCACTTTTTGGGCGTGTACAAACGATGCAGAAAGAGGATGCTCAGCACGAGTATTCAGAAGCATTAAGCCAGTTAGTTGCCGTATTTAATCAGCAACTAGACAACCAAGAAAAAGCCCGCGAGCAAGTGGTCAGCTTGTCCGAGCAGGTTACTGCGCTGCAGTTACAGTTAGAGCAATTGCAGAGCGCTTTTAATAACTACGACCCACAACCTTCGCGCCCCCCAATGAGCGGCGGCAGCGGTCAGGTATTAGCTGATTTTTGATCAAGGATTGAGATTATGCGTAAAGAAACACGCGCCGCGTTTAACGGCTATCTAAAACGCCAGGCCGAGCTAAACAGTCTTGAGCTTGGCGACGTAGGCACTAAATTTAGCGTCACCCCCACTGTGCAGCAGTCGCTTGAGACCGCCATTCAAGAGTCAAATGACTTCTTAAAAAAGATCAACGTGATCGGCGTCGATGAGATGGAAGGCGAGCCAATTTTGTTGGGCGTATCAAGCACGGTTGCAGGTCGCACCGATACCACGCAAAAAGCCCGTGATCCACGCTACTTGGGGCAGCTAGAAAAAGATCACTATAAGTGCGTCAAGACAGACTTTGATGCTGCTTATCCGTACGCAATTATGGATCAGTGGGCAAAGTTCCCAGACTTTCAGGCGCGCTTAAGCAACGCGATAGCAGAGCGCCAAGGCTTAGATCGGATCATGATCGGCTTTAACGGTACTAGCGCCGCAGTTGAAACCAATCGCGCGACTAATCCGCTACTGCAAGACGTAAACATTGGCTGGCTAGAAAAGGTTCGCACCAAAGCACCTGACCGCGCCTTAGCAGAAGGCAAGGAGACGGGAAAGGTAACCGTAGGCGCGCAGGGCGATTACAAGACTTTGGACGGCTTAGTATTTGACGCGGTGCAAATGCTGGATCCTTGGCACCGCACCCGCCCAGATTTAGTTGTGCTGGTATCTCGCAGCTTATTGCATGCCCGCTTTTTAAGCGCAGTAGAAAAAGGCGGCGATAGCAACGTCGAAGATGCAGCAGCGGATGCAATTATGGCTCGCAGCCGGCTCGGTGGCTTGCCGTTTACTGATGCGCCTTTCTTTCCTGATGGCACAGTGATGGTAACCACGTTGAGTAATTTGTCTTTGTACTTCCAAAATGGTGCGCGCCGTCGACACATTAAGGATGAGCCAGAGCGCGACCGCATTGCTGATTACCAGAGCTCAAACGAAGCCTACGTTATTGAAGATCTGGGGTTAGTTGCTTTAGTTGAAAATATTGAGGCAGCCTGATGAAAAAACTCACACTTGCACAGCGGCATCAAATGCGCGTTAGGGCAGAGCGTGAGTCGGCCGCACCGGTTGATGACAGTATGGCCGGTGCAACTACCTACGAGTTGCAGCTGATGCAGCTCAAGCAGGATCAGCATCGACTCAAACAAATGCAAAGCCTGGACGCGCGTAACCAGCTCAAGCCAAAACTGCTGCCTAATTATGACGATTATGTAGATGGCGTATTAAAAGGCGGGACGGGCGCAGCCGATGAAGTGCTGGCTACCGTCATGCTCTGGCATTTAGACACTGCCAGTTTTCCCCGCGGCTTAGAAATCGCTGACTATGTGATCACTCACAAAATGAGTATGCCCGACCGCTTTGCTCGAAGCGTTCCCACGTTAGTGGCCGAAGAGATTGCAAACGCGGCGTTAGCGGCATACAAGCAAGGCTTGCACTTTGAGCGCTCGATCTTAGAGCGTGCAGAGAAGTTGACGGCAGAATCAGACATGCCCGACGAAGTGCGCGCCAAGCTTGAATTTGCATTAGCAAAGTCGATCGATCCCAGCGAAGAAAGCAGCTTAGATCAGCTTCAACAGACTGCAGCGCGTTTGCGCGAAGCAATCCGCCTGCATGAGCGCGTAGGAGCTAAAAAAGATCTGGAGCGCGTTGAGCGCTGGATCAAGAAACACGCTGAAAGCCAAGCGGCTAACAGCTAACAGGGCGTTCCCCCCGCACCGCGGCGGCTCACTGCACGCAAGACTTTTTAAAAGCGCTTAACTGCAGTGATCACCGTCGCTTTAGGAGCAGCATTATGAGCGGATTTATAGCAAGCGGCACCGCAAACCATAAGCCAAGCGGCACGCTCACCAATAGTGGTTTTTATCCCGATATTGATCTTGAGCATGCACGCAAGTCACTGCGCTTGGATGGAGCAGTTACTGACGAGCGACTGGAGCAAGCAGCTATATCTGCAGTTTTAGATGTGAATCATGACCTGCAGCCGCTGGCAGCTAAATACAAAGACTTTTCTAGCCTTGCAGACGTTCCCTCGGATCAGGTGGGTGGCGATAGTGCCTTGCTGCATCTTTATCGTCGCGCCGTTTATTGCAGTATCGGTGCCGAGATAGCAGAGCGCTACCGCAGTTATGACAGCACCGCCCAGGGCAATCAGCGGGCCGATGATTTAACGCCTAGCATCGATGAGTATCGGCGTGATTCTCGCTTTGCAATTCGTGACCTGCTTAAGCGTGTGCGCGTAACAGTTGAGCTTATCTAATGGAAACAGTGAGAGCGCTGCAGGGCGATACGATCGACTTGATCTGTTGGCGTCATTATGGGCGCACAGCGGGTGTAGTTGAGCAGGTGCTAGATAGTAATCGCGGCTTAGCTGAGCTAGGCCCAGTTTTACCGATTGGGACGCCGGTCAAAATGCCTGTAGAGCCTGAGCCGGCACAAACTGCACAGGTGATTCAGCTATGGGATTGATTAAGGATGAACAGAATGCCGGATAAACCAGACAGCTGGGCATGGCTCAGCACATTACTAGAAACCTATTGGCCGGCAATTTATACAGCGGGCCTTGCAGGTTTAATTGCTGCTTTTCGAATTATCTATGAAGGCGGGAAACTGCGACAGGTGTTGATTGAGGCTCCGTTTCTAGGGCTTGCGGCGCTGATGTTTAGCCACGGCGTCGCTTTACTCGGAATCAATCAGGACGTGGCTCCGTTTTTTGGCGGCATGGTGGGCTTTATCGGTGTTGAAAGCACGCGCGAACTTGCTCTGCGCATGCTGAATAAAGGAGTAAAGAAAGATGATACTTAAACAGGGGCAGCGCTCGCTTGCCGTGCTAGGGCTGCAAAAAAAGCTAAATGCCACCGGCGCAAAGCTGTACGTTGATGGTGATTATGGGCCAGCAACCACCCGCGCGGTTCGCAACTATCAGCTAAAAGTCGGGCTAGTAGCAGACGGCATTGCAGGCCCAAAAACTCACAGCGCATTAGCCGCTGCAGACACTAGTAAGCTGTTAAAACAGGCAGATATAGAGCGCGCAGCTGCTGACTTAGGCGTAGAGATCGCTGCAGTGATGGCTGTGAACCTGGTCGAATCAGCCGGCAGCGGGTTTATTGATCATCGCCCCGTAATACTGTTTGAGCGTCACCAGATGCGGCGGCAGTTATTAAAACACGGCATGAGCGAAGCCGAGGTAGACAAACTAGCTGCTGTGCATCATCAAATAATTAATCGCAAGCCGGGTGGATATATAGGCGGCCTTGGCGAGCATCAAAAGCTGCAGCAAGCGCAGCGCATCCATCCAGCTGCCGCTATTGAGTCGTGTAGCTGGGGGGCTTTTCAGATAATGGGTTACCACTGGGAGTTGCTGGGCTACAAAAGCGCGCAGGATTATGCCGCGCAGATGCACAGCGGCGAAAGCGCTCATTTAGATGCTCTGGTGAGATTCATTAAGGCGGATCCCGGCTTACATAAGGCACTAAAGGCTCGAAAGTGGGCGGATTTTGCAAAGCGTTACAACGGGCCGAGCTACGCACAAAACTTGTACGACGTAAAAATGGCGCGCGCTTATAAGCAGTTTTCTGAATTATTGAAGGCCGAGCATGAAAGCCTGGTTAGTTAGCATCGCGGCGATTGCTGCAGTCGGTCTTTTAGGGAATCAGCTACTGCAGAAGCTGGATCGCGCAGCTGATGAAAATCGGCGCATCACACATGAGCTAAAGGAAGCGAGAGCGCTAAACAGTCAGCTGCAGGAGAGCATTGAGCAGGAGCGAGCGCAGCAGCGAAATCTACTCAGTCGGCAAGCGACTATTCAAGCGCAGCTAGTGCAGCGTAATCAGCATATCGAGGTTTTAAAACGTGAAAATCAAGAGCTTTCTGACTGGTCTGCTGTGCAGCTGCCTGACGCTGCTAAGCGGCTGCGCCACAGACCAGCAATCCGCGATGCCGGTGATTATCAGCAATGGCTGTCCGAGCGTGACGCTTTGCCCGCTGCCAGCAAGCCGCCCACAGACTAATGGCGATCTACTAACAGAGCTTGAGGCGCTAGAAGCAGCATGGGCAAGCTGTGCAGCTCAGGTTTTGATGATTCATGAGTATAACGAGATGCACAATGAATAAACCCAGGCAAATACGCGACCACCTGCTAAAGCACGTGTCAGAGCTGCGCAATGATCCTGACCGGCTGCTAGTATTTATTGAGAACGGCAAGCTGCGCTGCACTGCAGCAGTAGGGCTTAGCTTTGAGTATGCATTTAATCTGCAGCTGATCATCACGGATTTTGCCGGCCACCCCGACAGCGTGATGATTCCTTTGCTTGACTGGATTCGCTTAAATCAGCCTGAACTTTTGGCTAACTACGACAAAAACAGCGACGCAATTCAGTTTGATGCCGAGATCATGGCTAATGACCTGGTCGATCTATCCATTACGCTGCCGCTTACTGAGCGAGTGATTGTGAAAGGCCAGGATGGAGAGCTTAAAGTAACCCACGCAACAGAGCCTCAGCTAACTGATCATTATCCGCAGCAGCGATATGACCTGATCATGGATGATGAATCCGTTGCTAACTGGCAGAGTGCCGCGCCGCGCTGGCATGACATTGAAACCCCGCACCCAAAGCCTAGATCATGAGCGAGTTAAAGGCGCTAGAAGAGTGGGCTGGAGCACTCTTAGTTAAGTTAGAGCCGAAGGAGCGCAGGCGCATTAATCAAAGCATTGCCCGTGACTTGCGTCGCAGTCAACAGAAGCGCATTCGCGCTCAGCGTAATCCAGATGGCACGGCCTATGCGCCACGCAAGAAAGCCCCGCAGCGCACAAAGTCTGGTCGCATCAAGCAACAGGCTATGTTTCGCAAGCTGGGTGCAGCAGCGCGATTAAAACTGGCAAGTGACAGCAATAGCGTCGGCATTGGCTTTATGGCAAGAAATGCCCGCATCGCCCGCGCGCATCAGTACGGTCTCAAGGATCGACCGGGCCGAAACAGCAAAAGCGTTCAATACGCAAAGCGAGAATTGTTAGGTTTTAGTGATGCCGATCTTGATCTGATACGCGACAAGCTGATCGATCACCTTTCTGGGCTGTAGCCAGCGCAGGTACAGGCGCAGGTGGTAGTACGCGCGCGCGCTACAGCGCAGGATGCTTGCATGAGTATCGCAGATATTAACCGCCGTATTGATAACTTGATTCGTTACGGCATCATCGCCCAGACAGACTTTGATTCTGACAAAGTGCAGCCGCGCGTGCGCGTTAAAACCGGCGGCATGCTGACTGACTGGATCCCGATTGCTGCAGCTAGAGCTAATCAGGATGCTGAGCATGACCCAGTGCAAGTTGGCGAGCACGTGATTCTATTGAGCCCGAGCGGCGAGCTTGCGCAAGCGGTCGTGATCGGCAAGCTATTTTCTGAGAACTTCCCGAGCCCCGATCGAAATCCAGACAATCATCGCCGCACTTATCGCGACGGCGCAGTGTTTGAGTACAACAGTAAGACCAAACACCTGAATGCGGTGCTGCCATCCGGCGGCACAGTAAATATCACAGCGCTGGGTGGTTTCACGCTAAACGGCGACATTACCCATAACGGCAATTTGCAGCAAAACGGCAAGCAAATCGTGACCGGTGATGTAATTGCGGGCGGCATTAGTCAGATTAATCACGTCCATGGCGGCGTGCAGGGCGGCCCTAGCAGTACGGGTAAGCCGTCATGAGTCGCTGGGCTGGAATGAATCGGCAGACTGGGCGCGAGCTGGATGATGTGGCGCACATTCGACAGTCCGTAATGGATATTTTAACCACACCTGTGGGATCGCGCGTGATGCGTCGAGACTACGGCAGTTATTTGTTTCAGCTGGTCGATCAGCCGATCAATGACGCCACCAGACTGCTAATTATGGCGGCTGCCGTGCAAGCTTTACTGCTATGGGAGCCACGCATTACACCGTTAAAGATTGATATTGATCAGACTGCCAGCGGCGTGACCGTGGCGCTAGCCGCGATTCGCTCAGACACAGGTGAAAACGTTCAAATTAATCAGGTGCAGGTATCGTTATGACTACGCAGCATTTGATCGATCTATCAAAAGTTCCGGTGCCGGACGTTATCCAGCTGCCAAGCTTCGAGCAAAAGCTTAGCGAACTAAAAGCGCTTTTACTGAGCTTAGATCCAGCGTACACAGAAGCTCTTAAGCTTGAATCTGAGCCAATGCTGAAGCTACTGCAGGTCGCAGCATATCGCGAGCTACACCTGATCGGCATTATTAATGACGCAACGCGCGCAAACATTCTTGCGAGTTCTCAGGGTAATGATCTGGACGGGCTAGCTTCTCGCTACAACATTGAGCGCTTAGTTATTCAGCCTGCAGATCACACGCAAACACCGCCCGTGCCCGCGCTACAAGAGTCTGATGCTGCGCTTAGGCGTCGCGTGCAGATGGCCTTTGATGGGCTAAATACGGCGGGCAGTATTGATAGCTATATCTATCATGCATTAGGTGCTGACGGACGTGTGCGTGATGCTGACGCTTACAGTCCAGCACCCACAGAAATCATTCTCACAATTTTAAGTCACGAGCAGTCTGGCGAAGCTAGTCAGCAGCTGATAGAGGTTGTGCGTGAGCTGTTCGGATTAAGTGCAGACGGCAAGAAGCAGGCAGCACCATCAAAGGTTCGGCCGCAGGGCGATCGAGTGACAGTGCAGTCTGCCAGCATTATCAGATATAGCGTTAGCGCACAGGTCATTGTGCAGCGCGGTCCAACACAGGGCGCTGTTCTGCAGGCAGCTCAAGATGCAATCGAAAAGTATGTGTCTGATCAGCATAAGCTGGGAGCCGATGTCACATTGTCGGGCATTCATCGCGCACTGCATCAGCCAGGCGTAAAAAACGTGTTAATCAGTCAGCCTGCCCAAGATATTTATATCACGCGCACTCAGGCGCCGTACTGCACTGAAATTAAACTAGATTTGGTTACAGTTGATGACTACTAGCTTACTGCCGGTCAATAGTACGCAATTAGAGCGAGATCTTGAGCTGCTGCTTGCCCATAGCACAGATTTGCCGGTTGCAATTAAATCGCTTTGGGATCCGTATGACTGCCCCGCATCTTTGCTGCCTTGGCTTGCCTGGGCAAACAGCGTGGATGATTGGCAGGAAAGCTGGCCAGAAAAAGTAAAGCGGCAAGTTATTGCAGATGCTTTTGACGCGCATAGATATAAAGGCACGCCTCATGCAGTGCAGGCAGCGCTGGATAGCCTAGGCGTTGAGAGCAGTGTCATTGAGTGGTGGGAGCCGACCGGCAGTCAGCAGCCCGGCACGATGACAGTTACCGCAGTGCTTAACGACAACATCACCGCCAGCGGCGAGGGCGTGATTAATGCGCAAATGCTGCGACTGATTACGCGCGCAATCAACAACGCAAAGCGCGGCAGCATTCATTACGACCTAGAGCTTGGGATTTATTTTAGTGAAGGTTTTGCACTTGCAGCGGCCAGAGCTAGAGCAGTGGGCATTAATGCTACCGCGCCGCGCAGCTCAGCCGTGCTGCCAGACCCTATAAAGCTTGAGCCGATTTTATCAGCGGGAACTTGCAGACTAGAGCAGCGGACGCATGAAGCTGTGGCCGGCGCGGTTACGCCTAGCACACTCGCTGACACCGTTTTCTACATCGCAGGCACTCATCAAATATTACTTTCAAACATTGAACTGCAGGGAGTTAGCTAATGGCACTGACATTGCAATTTACAACTGCTGGGCTTGCCGAATGCATTGAAGCAAAAAGCAAGGGCTTGCAGGCAGAGATTACGCACATGGCGTTTGGTGATCGCGCCTTTGCACCAACAAAAGAAACAACTGCGCTGCCGGGCGAAAAAGAACGCGTAGAAATCAACGACTATCAAGATGCGGGCCAGAGCTTAAAGATGGCCGGCGTCTTTGACGGAAATCTTGAGTATTCGATCCGCAGCATCGGCGTTTTTCTTAGCACAGGAACTTTGTTAGGGGTCTACTCGGCCCCAGGCGTATTGATCGGCTATCGCACGCCGGACGTCCGTGTTGTGCAGTGGTTCACGCTAAGCATTGATGCGCTGCCCACTAACTCAGTGACGGTAGTTGTTGGCGTTGAGAACTTAAACCTTATTTTAGATGCCGAGCTAGCGGAAGGCGCGGCAGCATTTGCCCGGCAGGGCGCGTGCATTATCAAAAATGCTCACTGGAGCATGCAGCTAAGCGAACAAATTAGACTCATGGAGCAATAGCATGGCGACACTATCTGAACAAATCCAAAATATTAAAACTGCGACTCAGGAGCAGACAAAAGCCAGTCAGGACTTAGCGAAAGAAGTCGCGGGTAAAATGCAGGCAATTGATAAAAAAGTAGATCAGTCGATCGAAAAGGTGGAGAACACTTACGAAGACAAAGCAGCACAGCTAACGATCATCGCTACCGACGGCTATCGCAAAGCAGTCGAGCATAATTCTGGCGGCAAAAACACGGTCATTTACGATGCCCAAGGCAACCCGAACATCATGGTTGTAGTGCCGCGCTTTAACTATGAAGACCTGGGGCTTGATGATCTGAATCTGGGCGAGGGCATCCCTACAGCATTTCAGACCAACGGCGCACCGCGGGGCGAGATTTTGATTGGTAAGTATCTTGCATCGACAGCCAATGGCGGCACTGCAGTTATCGGCGGTGTGCAGCCCCGCACATCCGTAAATTACGATACAGCAAAAGAGCTTTGCACCCGTAAGGGCAGCAATTGGCACCTTATGTCAATCCATGAGTGGGCCGCTATTGCGCTATGGGCACAAGCAAACGGCACGATCCCGCGCGGCAATACTAACTACGGCCGTAGCCACGAGCGCAAGCTTGAAACTGCCCGCCGCTCAGACAACGGAATGCCAGGCGATACATCGGGAACAGCTCGCACAGACACCGGAAAGGGGCCGGCGAGCTGGAACCACGATCACACCGACTTTGGTATCGCTGATCTTGTTGGGAATGTCTGGGAGTGGATGGATCAGATGCGACTGCAGGACGGGCGAATTATTACCACACTTGATAACAATCCATCAGTAGCTGAAGAAAACTGGACGCAACACCCAGCTTATTTTGACGCCACTACTGCCACCGGCGGCGCGCCCGTTCTCAGCGGGAAAATTGAAAATATGCAGGGCGACAAGGGGGATGACGTTAACACCGGCAATTCATCCTTGGTGACATGGGGCAGCATGACTAAAGATGAAAGCTATACAGAAAGCCAGCTGCTTAGACGGCTGCTGATTGAGCCCGTTGCAGGTGCTGAGAACGCACAGGGCCGGATTTATGTGCGCAACTATGGATCGCGCTTCCCGCTACGCGGCGGCTATTGGACTTACGGCACGAGCGCCGGCCTTGGGGCCTTGAACCTCAACCTTTCGCGCGCCTATTCGAGCAGCGGTATCGGGTTTCGCCCCGCTTTCTTTGTCTAATTGTCGATTGTGTTTTGCTTGCTGCGCGATAGCGCAGTGAGCGCAGGAGGTGAGCGTGATTAAGCAGTTAAGTCTAGAAGAAAAGTGCATGACAATGATCAAGTACGGGTATGTTTTGCTGAAGCAGTTTCCAAGATACGAGAAGCACGGACTGGCAGCAGAGATACGATCCACAATGTGGAGAATCCACAGACTGATAATCACTGCGATAAAGCGTTATCACAAAAAGACAACTTTGACTGATCTAGACATTGAACTGACTCTACTTAAGCGGCAGGCAAGAATTTCGCTTGAGTTAGGTCATATTGATGTAAGACGCTACCAGATCTGGGCTGCCCAACTTGTTGAAATGGGCAAAATGGTGGGTGGATGGATAAAGCACGTCCACAAGCCCAGTCCAAATAAGGCTGCAGCATTATGATGCGCTTCCCGCTACGCGGCGGCAATTGGAATAACGGCACGAACGCCGGCCTTGGGGCCTTGAACCTCAACAATTCGCGCGCCAATTCGAACAGCAATATCGGGTTTCGCCCCGCTCTTGATGACAATACAGCCAGAAGCACTTGCCTCAAGGGGCAATGCCAGAGCTACTTTCAAAAGGATGCTGCAGCCTCAGCTATTGCTGAAAAACAGATTAGACCGCTGGATGCGTCCAGCGGCTGCCTCTACAAGAAATTAGTACAGTTTGATGGGCTGCTAGAAGCCGCATATCAGTGCAAGAAAGGGAAAACAAAAAGTGCTTCAACGCTGCGCTTTTTCGACAACCTAGAAGAGAACATTATAGGCCTTCAAAATGATCTGATTTGGGGATCTTACACGCCCTCTGGTTATCGCCATTTCTTTGTTTTTGAGCCTAAAAGAAGACTGATTTCAGCCCCTAGCTTTCGTGATCGAGTGCTTCACAGGGCAGTGCATAACCTTATAGAGCCTTTGTTTGATTCGCGATTTGAGTATGACTCTTACGCCTGCAGAAAAGGGAAGGGTGCTCACGCAGGGGCTGACAGGGCCCAGCTTTTTATCAGGCAAGTTGAGCGGAGGTACGGGAAAGCTTACGCGCTAAAGGCTGATATAAGCCGTTATTTCTCTAGTATTGATCACTTGATACTGAAAGGGCTTTTACAGGAAAAAATAGGCTGCGGGTGCATGCTTAAGCTTCTTTTTTTGATTATCGACACGAGCCCAACAGATACGCCAGGCGTAGGAATTCCGCTAGGCAATCTTACAAGCCAGCTTTTTGCCAACATTTATCTGCACGAACTGGATCGATACGCAAAGCATGCGCTTCAGGCCAAGCGCTACATACGGTACATGGATGACTTCGTTTTGATTCATCACGACAAGGCAGTTTTGCACGCCTGGCGATTGCAGATTGAAGACTTCTTGCGTGACGAGCTAAGGCTCAGGACGAACCAGAAGACCCAAGTTTTTCCAATTGGAGTAGACAAAGGAAGGTCGCTAGATTTTCTTGGGTACCGGATTTACGCGAGTCATCGACTGCTAAGAAAAAGCAGCGTCAAAAGAATTAAAACCAAGCTTAAAAAATATCGCCGTAAATACGCTTCGGGAGACATGACGCTAAGCGATATAAACCCGAAAATTCAATCGTGGCTAGGCCATGCCAGCCACGCCAATTCATACAACCTAAAAAAGAAACTATTCAGCGAGCCATTCAAAAGGAGCAAGACATGACTTTCACCTATATCTTTCAGGGCGTTACGCACTCAGACTGCACGCAGGAGTATATGCAGCGACAAGGCATGAGCCACGAGCAGATCGAGTCTGTGTTAAATCAGCGTGATTTTGAGCGGGGCCAGTGGGAGGCTAAGCGGCATCAGGCGTACCGCGAGGAGGCCGACCCGCTTTATCTAGAGTGGCAGTACGATCAGCTACCGGAGCAGGAACAGGCATGGCGAGCCAAGGTAGCAGAGATCAAGCAGCGTTATCCAAAAGCAGACTAAATCTGTAAGGCGATGCCCTACAACTCAGGCCCATAGCCCCGCGCGCGCGTAGCTGTAATCCTGCACACACACTCACACGCAGGATTACGAAATGCCTACAAGTTATCACCACGGTGTGCGTGTTCTCGAAGTAAACGAGGGCACGCGCCCAATTCGAACCGTTTCAACAGCGGTCATTGGTATGGTTTGCACCGCCAAGGATGCTGATGAAGCGTTTTTCCCGCTCAATAAGCCGGTGCTTATCACAAACGTACAAGCAGCAGTTGGAAAGGCTGGCAAAGAGGGCACTTTAGCTCGCTCGCTGCAAGCAATTGCCGATCATACCAACGCCTTCACGGTCGTTGTGCGCGCCGAGCAGAGCGCTAACCCAGATCCCGAACAAGCAGAAGAAGAGACCACGGCCAACATTATCGGCACAGTGGGCGCGGACGGCGTGCCTACCGGACTAAAAGCGTTAATGACGGCCAAGTCTGCACTGGGCGTTAAGCCGCGCATTTTGGGCGTGCCCGGTCTTGATGCTTTACCTGTTGCTACCGAGTTAGCTGCAGTTGCACAAAAGCTGCGCGCTTTCGCTTACGTGTCGGCCCATGGCTGCGCAACCAAAGAGGACGCGGCAGCTTATCGCGAAAACTTTGGGCAACGTGAAGTTATGGTGATCTGGCCTGACTTCGTAAGCTTCAATGTAACCACCAAGCAGCAGGATTCTGCTTTTGTGATTGCGCGCGCCCTTGGCTTGCGAGCAAAGCTTGATAAAGAAGTCGGCTGGCATAAAACCTTATCTAATATGCCAGTGAGCGGCGTAGAAGGGATTGATAAGCCAGTCTTTTGGGATCTGCAGGATCCGGCAACCGATGCAGGCTATCTGAACGAAAATGAAGTAACCACGCTGATTCGTGAGGGCGGCTTCCGTTTCTGGGGTTCACGCACTTGTACCGATGACCCGCTATTTGCATTTGAAAACTATACACGCACTGCACAAGTGATCGCCGACACTATCGCAGAGGCGCATTTATGGGCGATTGATAAGCCGATGCACCCGAGCTTGGTGCGCGATATTTTGGAAGGGATTAATGCCAAGTTCCGCGAGTTTAAAGCGCTGGGCCTGATTATTGATGCCCAGGCTTGGTTTGACGAGTCAGCTAACAGCAAGGAAACGCTGAAAGACGGCAAGCTATACATCGACTACGACTACACCCCGGTGCCACCGCTGGAAAACCTTACTTTACGCCAACGCATTACCGACCGTTACCTGGTTGATTTTGCGAGCCGTATCACCGGTTAAAGGAGTTAACTTATGGCAATGCCACGGAAGTTGAAGCACTTCAACTTATTCAATGAAGGCAATAGCTACATGGGCGTAGCTTCAAGCATCACACTACCCAAAATGACCCGCAAGCTGGAAGCTTGGCGTGGGGCAGGCATGGATGGGCCCGTCAAGGTTGATTTGGGTTTTGGTGATGACGGAATTCAGTTTGAATGGACGTTAGGCGGTTGGGACCTAACCGCGCTTAAGCAATTTGGTGCTGTTAGTGCGAACGGCGTTGGCCTTCGCTTTGCTGGATCTGTGCAGCAAGACGACACCGCCGAGATTATTCCCGTTGAAGTTGTTGTGCGCGGCCGGCACGAAGAGGTCGACTTTGGCGAGTCCAAGGCCGGCGAAGACACTGAGCATAAGATGATCACTGCTTGCAACTATTACAAGTTAGTAGTGGATGGCGAAGAGGTGATTGAAATCGATCTGATTGCGATGATCTTCAAAGTAGACGGTAACGATATGCTAGAAGAACACCGCAAGAATATTGGCCTTTAATTTAACTAGCGCGTAGCCGCCTAGTTACGCGCTGTATTTTGGTGAATAGTTATGAGTAAAACACAAAATCTAATCGACAACCCAGACGCGGTTGTTGAGACAGCAATTAAAACGGCTGATAACCCCAATCAAAAAATCATTGAGCTAGATGAGCCATTGCAGCGCGGTAGCGGGCAGATTGCTAGCGTGACGCTACGCAAGCCTGTGAGCGGTGAGCTACGCGGCGTTTCGCTGATGGATTTAGCGCAGATGGACGTATTGGCGCTGCGCAAGGTATTGCCGCGCATCACTATGCCGGCATTGACGGATCACGAGATTGGCAACTTAACGCCTGCAGACTTGATGCAGTTTGGGGTAGCTGTTTCTGGTTTTTTGCTCACGAAGCAGCAGAAAGCGGATTCGGGTTTCCTCGAAGCGTAGAAGACGCCATGGCTGATTTGGCCATGGTGTTTCACTGGACGCCAGCGGATTGCGATTCGCTGAGCGTCACCGAGTTAATGGAATGGCGAGAGCGCGCAAGGCAAAGGGTAGAGCAAGATGGCACGTGATTTACAGTTAAGAGTAGTTTTATCGGCGCTGGATAAGGCCACTGCGCCAATCCGTGCCTTAACCCAAACGACTGGCGCGCTAGGTAAGGCATTCAAAGAAAATCGAGACAAACTTAAAGCGCTTAATCAAGAGCAGCGAGATGTTACCGCTTACCGAAAAGCAAATGTGGCGATCCACCAGCAAGCGCGTGCCTTAAAAGAGCTGCAGTCTAAACATGCTGGATATGTATCAGCTTTAGCTGGAAGTAAAGCGGCGCATCAAACGAACACCGAAGCCCTTAAGTCAGCACGTGCACAGTATAACCAGCTTGCTAACGCCTTAATCAACGGTAAGGGAAATACAGCACAATTTAAGCAAGAGCTAGATAAGGCGCGTATCAGGCTTGATGCTGCAAGTTTAGCTTTTGGGCAGTCTCAGAAGGCGGTAAAGAACTATAGTGATCGCATTAAAGGCTCTAATCAGCATATTGAAAACCTTAAAAGACAGCATGAGTCGAGCCAGAGCACATTAGGCAAACTGAAAGCAAAGCTAGATGAAGCGGGTATTGGCACGGATAGGTTAGGGCTGCATTCAAAAAAGTTAAGGGCTCAGCAAGAACAACTCAATAAAACGCTAGACACTCAGCGAGCTAGGTTAGCAGCCGTTGCTAAGCAGCAAGAGCGACTTGCAGCCGCAAAATCACAGTATGAGAAAACCCAGCAGCTAGCAGGTAGCATGGCCGCCGGCGGCGCAGCTGGACTGGGCGTGGGTTACGGCGTTAAAAATATGGCGCAGCAAATGCTTGCCCCTGGTGTTGATTACGGCGCGCAGATGAGCGAGCTGCAAGCTGTGTCACGACTAGAGAAAGATGATGAGCGCTTTAAGCTGCTTAAGCAGCAGGCGCGAGACCTTGGCGCAAGCACTGCATTTAGTGCCACCGAAGTGGGTGCAGGACAGACCTTTTTAGCCCGAGCTGGCTTTAGCCCCGAAGCTATCCGCTCATCTATGAAAGACATTTTAGATCTAGCATTAGCTAATGGCGCAGACTTGGCGCGTACAGCTGATATTGCTTCCAATATTAGCGGGGCGTTCAAGATCGACCCCGAAGTGGAAGGCAATATGCAGCGCGTAGCGGATGTACTCTCAGGCGTATCAGCACGCGCTAACGTAGACCTAGAAATGCTGGGCGACACCATGAAATACCTAGGTAAAGCCGAGGGCTTAGGGTTGTCGCTTGAAGAGTCTGCAGCCATGGCCGGAATCTTAGGGAATATCGGTATCCAGTCATCTCAGGCCGGTACAACCATGCGCGCGATGCTAGATCGATTGTCGGCACCGGCAACCAGCGGCGCCAAGGCTATGGAAGCCCTTGGTTTAAATGTAAAAGATGCAGCGGGCAACATGCGCGGCCTACCCGATATTGTTGCCGACGTGGCCAAAGCCACTGAGAAAATGGGCAACGTAGATCAAGCCAAGTATTTAAAAGACATTTTTGGTGCAGAAGCTGGATCAGGAATGGCGGAACTAGTGGCGCAGCAAGGCACCGGAGCGCTTACCAAATTAATTGAAGAGCTGTATAACGTGCAGGGTGAAAACTCACGCATGGCAGCCACCCGAGCCGATAACATTGACGGTGATTTAAAAAGTCTGTTTAGCGCCTGGGAAGAAATCGGCATCGGCATCACTGATATAAATGAAGGCCCGCTGAGGGGCTTGATTCAGCAGGTTACCGGAATTTTGCGCGCAACTGGCGAGTGGGCACAGCGTAACCCAGAGCTGGTGGCTACATTGGCTAAGGTGGTGGCGGTAATTGGTATTTTATCTGCCGCTGGCGGCGCGTTAATGCTGACATTAGCAGGATTGCTTGGCCCTATTGCAATGCTGCGCTACGGCATAGCTGTGCTGGGCATTAAGGCCAGCGCATTAAAGGCTGTTTTTCCTGCTGTGGCTAAAAGCGTGGCGATGTTAGGGAAGGCACTGCTAACTACGCCGCTCGGGATCTTTGTTGCCGCCAGTGTTGTAGCTGTGCTTTTTCTGATTAAGTATTGGGATCGAGCAAAGGCTTTTATGCTGGGCGTAGCCAGCGGGTTTGCTGAAGGCTTTAAGAGCATGGCATATGTCCTAATTGAAAGCTTTAAGCCGCTTGCTCCAGTGATTAAAGCCGTTATCGGCTGGCTCAGTAAGTTTATGGGCTGGATCAAAAAATTATTAGCCCCAGTTGATAGCACACAAGAAAAGCTAAAGGCTGCAAGTGAGGCAGGCCGTAGCTTTGGCCGGGTGTTTGGTGCACTGGCAGCCTTGACTACTGTTGCTGTAGCAATTAAAGCGATAGGCGGTGCAGTGATGTTTTTAGGTAAGACTTTACTAGCTAACCCTATTGTATTAGCGGTTATGGCCATCGCTGGCCTAGCTTACGTAATTTACAGATACTGGGAGCCGCTTAAGCAATTTTTTGTGGGGCTGTTGGGGCAGGTTTCAACAGCATTTTCAAATGCATTGCAGAGAATTAATAATTTAATCGCGAGCTGGTCACCGGTTACTTGGTTTAACAATGCAATGGCTGCTGTGCTTAGTTTCTTTGGGATTGAGCTACCCGTCACCTTTACCGAGTACGGTGCAGAGCTAATCGCGCGGTTTATTGGTGGCCTAAGTGCAGCTTGGTCTGGCATTACAGAATTTTTTACTAATCGTTGGGCCGATATAAAAAGCGCCTTTGATGGCGGGCTACTAGGCATTGCCAGCCTGATTTTGAATTGGTCACCGCTTGGGCTTTTCTATCAAGCGTTTGCCGCGGTGTTTGACTGGTTTGGTGTTGAATTACCAGACAAGTTTACCGAGTTTGGCGGCATGCTTATGAGTGGCCTAATCAACGGCATTAAGGGTATGGCAGGCTCAGTAAAAGATGCGGTAGTGAGCGTGGGCGAAAGCACTGTAGGATGGTTTAAAGACAAGCTAGGCATTCGTAGCCCGAGCCGTGTATTTGCTGAAATGGGTAGCGATACGGCAGAAGGCTTGGCTGTGGGGCTGGCTAAAAACCAAAGCAGCCCACTTAAACAAGTAGCTACTTTAGCAAAAAAAGTAATGGCGGCAGGCGCTGTCACCCTGGGGCTAGGGGTCAATGTTGCACTAGCTGAAATGCCGCCGGTGGCTAGTCAGCAGCAAATCATTCAGCAATCAATCAATGCGGCCAGCATGCCAGCGGTGCCTGATCAGCAGCAGCTAATCAAGCAGCAGGTGCAAACAGCAGAACTGCCTACGCTCACGCAAAGTGTTAAGCAGGTGGTAATCACGGTTAAGCAAGCATTGCCTGATTTAACCCAGCGCATCATCGGCGTGTTTAGCGGGCAAGATGCAGTGCTGCCCACGTTACAGCAAAAGCTAACAGCGCAGCCTGCCATTAGGTTTGATACCCGCAAGCCGCTTGCTAAGAGTGCGCCGCCGGCCCCTGCGCTGCAGCCAGCAAGCAATATCACGATTCACGTACATGCAGCGCCTGGCATGGATGAGCGCGCATTGGCACAGGTAGTACAACGCGAATTAAGTCGCGCTCAACAACAACAGCAGGTGCGTAATCGCTCACGATTAGGAGATCTAGACTAATGATGATGGCATTAGGCATGTTTGTGTTTGGTATGCACACAGTCGCCTATCAAGAGCTGCAACGCCAAACGGCATGGCGACATGCCAGCACAAGCCGCATAGGCACCAACCCAGCCCGCCAATTTTTAGGCAAAGGCGATGACACTATTACCTTGCCGGGCGTGCTGGTGTCTGGCTTAACCGGCACCCAGATTAGTCTTGATGCGCTGCGCTATATGGCAGATAGCGGCAAGGCATGGCCTTTGATTGAGGGGACGGGGCGAATCTACGGGATGTGGGTGATTGAATCCATGCAAGAAACCCGTACCTACTTTTTTAAAGACGGTGCCGCGCGGCGCATTGAGTTTAGCTTAACGCTACAGCGAATTGATGACGGCCAAACCGACAGACTGGGCAGCCTTATTAGCAGTGCCGGCAACGTAATAAGGCAGTTTTTATGACGCTAGATAAGCTAAAAAACGCAGCTACCAATGCCATTGGCCAAGCCTTAGACGAATACAATAAATTTACAACTTACCCAAAGCCTATTTGCCGTGTAGTGGTAGATGGCAAAGACATCACTAGCGCAGTTACCCAGCGCTTAATCAGTATTAATCTGACCGATAACCGCGGCATGGAAGCCGATACTTTAGACATTCAGCTAAGTGATCATGACGGCTTACTGGCTATTCCGCCGCGCAAGGCTAAGATCGAAGTGTGGCTGGGCTGGGATACTAGCGGCCTTGTTTACAAAGGAAGCTACACGGTAGATGAAACTGAGCATAGCGGCGCACCTGATGTGCTGAATATCCGTGCCCGCAGCGCAGATCTACGTGAATCATTAAAGGCTAAACGCGAAACCACCTGGCATAAGGTGACGCTAGGTGAAATCTTGAGCACTATTGCGGCCCGTAACCAGTTACAAGCGCGTACAGACGCACAATTAGGCGAGCAAATGATCGAGCATCTTGATCAAGCTAACGAGTCAGACGCCAATATCATCACTCGACTAGCAGAACAGTTTGACGCTGTAATCGGAGTGAAAGCCGGCTATTTAATTTGCAGCAAGGTAGGCGACGGAAAATCGACAACGGGCCTGCAGTTGCCGCATATCACGCTCACCCGAAAAGATGGCGACGGCCACAGCTACCTGCAGGCGGATCGCAACAGTTACAGTGGTGTAAAGGCTTACTATTACGAGCCTAACAGTGCAGACAAAAAAGAAGCTATTGCCGGTGGTGGAGACAACCTAAAAGAGCTGCGCCATGTATACAGTGACCAGCAGAGCGCATTGCGTGCTGCCCGGTCAGAGCTTGGGCGCTTATTGCGCGGCACAGCAACGCTTAGCTATACACTGGCCCATGGCCGACCAGACTTAATCCCAGAGCTTAGCTATTCGTTGATCGGTGTTAAAGACGAGATCGATGCAATCAGCTGGCTGGGCAGTAACGTGCAGCATAGCTTTAGCGATGCAGGCTATACCACTAGCCTAGAACTAGAAAATCTGCTGCCAGAAATGGACGACATTGCCGAGCTGGCCGACTTGGCCGATGACTACACGGGCGTAGTGGCTTACTACAAAGACAAAAACGGCAAGCAACAAAAAATGGAGAAGGGCGACCAAACCAAGCCTAAACGCCTGCCTCACTTGTATTCAAGCAAGGCAGCGGCGAAAAGGGCGATGGATAGGGAGTGGGTAAAATTTGGTAATCCTCTTACTTGAATTGTTGAAGAGCGGTAATTGGGCTCAGCATTGCTTTATTTATATCGATATATACAGGTTATAGAGGAGGCAGGTAATTTAAAATAATATTTTCTTTTTTTAAAAAGCTTATCACACTTGTAGCATTTTGCTCGCAAAAATCTTTAGGCTTAAACTCGGGGTCTAGTACTGAGAGAAGAGCTGATATTAGATTATAAATACATTTTAAACTTTCCATAAAACTAGTCGCTAAAAAATGTTGCTCATTACATAGAGAATCAGAGTGCTCATGCTCGGCAGTGCAAGCAATATGTAAAATATAAACTATGTCTTTATAAATAATTTTTTTGTATAGTGTGTGTTTAAAAACTGGATTGAAACTATGTGTAAAGGAAGAAGCTGCAATTAAATATTTAGGTGTGTTTTGTAAGGGGACAGGTTTCGTTAAGTAATTATAATAGAGGTTATTTAGTTTTTCTAACTCTAGTTTATCAGGTGTGAAATCAAGGTTAAGATAATTGTTTTTTGGAAAAAATATTTTGTAAATGGCATTTGGAAATAGCAGTGTCATTATCACCGACTCGTATGGATTACCTGATGGGTTTACTATTTTACAAAAATCTTCACGATGTTTAATATAGTTTTCAAAACAGTTCTTTTCTAGGCTAGCTTGATATTGCTTGTTAGAAATTTCAATTTGCTTTGCTGTTTCTCGTGATCGGTGCAGTGCTACTGATAGTGCTGTTAAAGCAGCGGTGCCAACTAAAACCCATAGGGGGAAACGATAGATCTCAAAAAACTCAGCAAAGCCACTACTGCTAAAGTTAAAATTGCGATACCTGCCTGTTGTCCAAATCAATAATCCAAAAGAGAAAATGGTTGCTGTTATGGGCACACTAATGCCTAAAATAAAAACCTTAGTTTCGTGCAAGGGTTTGATTTCTTCGTCTAATATTTTCTTCAAGCACCACTGTATTGGCTTATATAAAATCAGCCAAGAAATGATACGTTTTATTCTATCTAAGAAAACTTTTGATATAGTCAAGGCTATCGTTTCCTATAACTCTTATTCCCACTACGTGTAATGCAGTACACGCCCCCACGTGGGCCGGTGCAGAAGTTGCCGGTGCCACAAGCACAGTCACTTGAGCCAGAGTTAGCTTTTGGTGCGCTATAGGCGCGATTGATGGTGTTGTTGGTTGAGCTGTTGCCTGTAAATACGGCAGAGCAGTTGCGCTTGGATCCGCTGATTGATCCGTCATTGCAAACAAAGGTAGCGCCGTTGCAGTGGCTGATACCGCCTTTACTGCCCGAGCAAGGATAATTTGCGGCTACGGCTTGAGCACCTATAGTTGATAGGGCTAGCAGGCTTAATGCCTGAAAAAATAAGCGCAGTTTTTTCATGCTTCGCTTCCTTGTGATTAACAATGCTGCGCGCCATTCTCTTACACTTTGCAAGACTTTACCACTAAGCCGCAAGTCTAGTGGGAAAAGGGGGATTTATGAGCTTTATACAGATGCTTCAATTAGCTAAAAGCTACGTGCCAGAGCAGTATGAGATAGCACATCAATGGCTTGATGATATGCAGCACACACATCATAAAGTGCAGCACCCAGAGCAGGCGCTGCGATTTTTTATGCTGGGCTTATTTGCTGGGGAAGTAATTACAATCGCTGACTTGGAAAACTTTAATGAGTTTTTCAATAATCAAAACTATGCACTACATTAGCGGTGGTTTTTACGGAGTTATTTAGTTAAAGCGTTAAAAAATACGTCTAGCCCAGGCTGCTTATCTTCATAATAAAGATTATTAAACTCAGCAGTCCAAGTGCCGTACTCTTGTGTAACCAGCTCATCAAAGTTTTTTATATCTAAAAACTTCTGCAGCTTCTTTAAAGAAGCTTCACGTGTGATGGTTAGGTTGTAGCTAGGTGCGTCTAAGGCCTTGAAAGTGTGAGGGTTATAGCTGGTTAGTACAGGGAAGGCTGTTACTGTTACCTTATCTAGGTCGGTATGAATAAAGGGACGGATTGCGCCATATATCAATGCGCGCTTTAGCTGAGAATCTATAACATCTTTAAGGTCGTTGGCGAAGATAACTGTGCCCACATTAATGATTGCTGGATTTTCACTCTCTATTACCAAGGTTCCATTTTCTGGATAAAAGTCGCTGCCATCTTCAAACATGTCACGAAGTGTCTCGTATTGTTTCGGACCGCTTGCCCGATCGGCTTCTATAGTGACAGTTTCGGATGCTTCATTTTGCTTATCATCGTCCGAACAGGAGCTCACAACTACTGCCAAAATAACCATAATCAAAATTATTCCTAGCAGTTGGTGAAAAAATGTTACTCCAGGGTTTTTAATGCCGCAGTGAGGGCAGATTTTGGCTGAGTTAGAAACTTCTTTTTTGCATTCTTTGCACTTGGTTAGGGCCATGTGTTACTCCTTTCTTTTAGTTACTTAAATAATGGTGCTTTAAGCACTTTCATCTTTTACTGATTGCGCAAGCGCATGGTCATGCGCTGCACAGCAGCTTGATCCTCATCATCCAGCGCGCGGTAATTAGCTAGCATGCAGTTCTCACGCACGCTTAATTCAAGGCTTTCTTTTACTTGGCGCACGCCAGTTAAAACGTAAAGAACATCAAATCCATGCAGTGCTAGAGCTGCCAGTTTATCGCTTGGTATTGCCGTTTCTTTTTCCCATCTAGTCACAGTTTTAAGCGATACATCAACTAGAGCGCCAACTTCTTGCTGGGTTAGCCCAATCCGCTCTCTCTCAATCTTTAGTCGTGCGTGGACAGAAATGTCCTTTTTATGTTGACTGGTAGTCATATATGTCTTACATTCTCTTACACGTTAGCCCAAAGGGGTCATAAATGTCCTTTTGGCTTGCATGGCCCCTGCCAGGGCCACCTAACCAATCAAAACAGTTTTCTTGAAAGGCCATAGCCCGCCAAGAGTCTTACACACTACAAGGAATCTTAATCCATGAGCACACCTAAAACCACTTTAGCCCGCAATCATTCGCCTACCGGCTGCAATCAGCCAGTAATGACCCACCTAACTAAAGCCGAGCGCGCAGAGCTAGAGCAATTAGCTAACGCCCAAATGCGCTCTTTATCTGCAACTGCACGACTTTTAATTGTGCAAGGCCTGCAGGACTCAAAGGCAGCGAGGTAACAACATGTCGTACCCAGACCCCAAGCGTGTGCGTGATAACCGCGTAGTAGTTCGGTTAAACGATTACGAGCACGAACTATTGGCCGCACTGGCTAAATACCGGGGCGAGCCACTGGCAACACTGCTTCGCGACATTGTTATGAATGAAGTCAGTGATGTGGTTCCTGAAGCCGACAGTATCACTGAGCACATCGCATAAGAAGGCGACAAAGAGCAGCCAAACGTATGCCAAAAAAAGAAGAGTTCAGCATAACCGAGCCACAGCGCGACTTACTGGAGCAAGTAAAGAAGCACTATCAGCTGGATAGCATTGACCAGGCAGCTGAATGGCTAGCAAAACGCGCGCTACGCAAACACACAGAAAGATTAGGCCAACGTCGTTTTAGCTTGGCGGTAAATAGGAAGGATTAAACGTGAGCACATACCGATTAGTTTGCCCGCATTGCCATAGCAGAATGCGTATTAGAACCAGTGAGGGGATGCACATTTTACTGCGCGTTGCCTATATGCAATGCACAAACGAGGCGTGTAGCTGGAGCGCCCGAGGCGAGTTTTTAATCACCCATGAAATGGGCCCAAGCGGTATGCCTAATCCTGACGTTGATTTACCCATTGCAGATAGCGCAATGCGCCGACATGCAATGAAGAAAGAAGACGACAAACAGAACGATTTATTTGACGCTTAAGAGGTAAGCCATGAGTAATCAGAACCCACTGCAGAAAACCACCGCCTTTGCTCGCAAGTTAGCCCAAGCTGGCAAGCGTGACGAGCAGCTAATGCTAGAAACTACGCGCTATGCAAATAGCTTGGTGGCCACCGTTGCCGAGGCACAGACAGTAGCTTGGCGCGCGGTAAACATTGTTGAGTCTGAAATTAATAGCCGTTACCTAGACCTTTCATTTAGTACCAGTACCACTGCTGTAATTGCTGACCCGATCAGCGGCAAAAAGCAAAGTATTCCTATGACGCTAATGATTCGCGCCCTGCAGTCAATGCAGAACAGCTGCGCAATGTAAGGGGGCGGGCATGGCGATCGAAGTTCGTTTTGTTCTAACTGAAAAGCAATGTGTCGGCTTAAGCAACTTACTAAAAGTGCGCCTGGCAGAAGCGCTGCAAGAACAATGGTATTCAGACCGTTTTCGCTATGTGCCCCAAAACAAGCGCGCAGGAATCATTATTAGATCTAATCCTGACATAGCCGCTGCAAGAAAAGCGTTGGCAGCGCTAGAAAAAAGAGAAGGGAAGTAACATGCACGAGTTTCTTGTTTTTCCAACCCTGCAATATAAAAAGGTGCTCGTTAACCAGTTCCGCCGCTGCAACGGCGAACAGGTGATTCAATTTTTATGGCGTGAGCTAGTTAGCGGCAAGGTGCGTGTATTTGAAAGCACGGACTTTGCCGCGCTTAGCCACATTAGCTTGTTAGATGTTTTACAAACTATCTACAAGCACCGACATGAAGCGTTATTTATTCATCAAGAAGTTGGGCGTGTTGAGTGCATCCAGCGCGATGACAGTATCCAGCTAGAGTTTAACCACAAAGAAAGCGCCATACGCTTGTTGATGCCCAAAACTAATTTGGCCACGGTTACGCTCGGCGAGCTAAACCTTATGGTAGACGGCTACAGGGCTAAAGAGCAGCGGCTATGAATTACGATTTATTAGCTGATGTTACCCAGCGCTTAGTAAATGATTACGAGCTAAAGCTGCGCGGCGGTGAATGGCTGCGCGGCGGTCGCTGTCCCGCATGCGGCAAAAAAGAACTGTATACCCACGCAAAAACCCCCTGGCTGGTGAAGTGTGGCCGTGAAAATAAGTGCGCAAGCGAGTGGCACGTAAAGGATCTTTACCCAGACCTGTTTGAAGATTGGAGTAAGCGCGCGCCTGCCACTCAACAAGATCCGGTAGCAACAGCCCGCGCATACTTAGAATTTAACCGTGGGTTTGACCTTAACTTAATCAAGGGCTGGTTTAGCCAAGAGTCTTATTTTGACCATGAAGTTAAGGAGGGATCTGCTACCGTTCGCTTTCCTTTGCAAAAGGGCGGCTGGTGGGAGCGCATTATTGATCGACCACACCGTTTTGATAAAAAAGCACGCTTTAAGTACGGCGAAAGCTTTCAGGGCCGCTGGTGGCAGCCGCCTAGTTTGGATCTAGCCACCGTAAAAGAGCTGTGGATTGTAGAGGGTATCTTTGATGCTATCTCGCTTATGCATCACGGCATAGCGGCTGTATCTGCCATGAGCTGCAACCATTTTCCACACTTATCGTTTGCAGAGCTGCAGGAAGCTAGGGCGGGTAACCTGCCGCGCATCGTGTGGGCGTTAGATGGTGATATTGCAGGGCGTACATACACGAAAAAATGGGCGTTACGTGCTAAAAACCTAGGCTTTAAGTGCAGCGCTGCATTTATTGCGCAAGGTGACCGCAGTCTAGACTGGAATGACCTGCATCAAAGGTGGATGTTTATTGGCGACGAGCAGGGGCGCAAGCACGCGCGGGAGACCGACCTAAAGCACGCAAGGTATCAGGGTGATTTGCTGCTTGCTGAAAACGCCACTGAAAAAGCACTGCTGATGTACGACTGGCAGCCACGGCAAGAGTTTCACCTAGGTTTTAACAGTCGCTTATTCTGGTTCAAGATGGACTTAGAGAAGTTTAATAAAGCGATGCAGCAGCTCGAAGAGTCCGACAGCCTAGAAGATAAGGCGCTGAACAACAAGCAGATGCGCGCTAAAGCGATGCAGCAAAGTGGTGGTGTAACTGAAATTGCCAACTGCTACCCAGAGTTTTTGTACTACCAGCGCAACGAGGTAACCGATGAAGCTTGGTATTACGCGCGCGTTGATTTTCCGCATGACAGTGGCAGTGTAAAAGGCACCTTTACTGGCGGCCAAGTGGCTGCAGCAGCCGAGTTTAAAAAGCGCCTGATTCACATGGCCCCAGGCGCAGTTTTCACCGGTAGCGGCTCGCAGTTAGATCGCATTTTAAAAGATCAGCTTTTTAACATTAAAACCGTAAGCACAATTGATTATGTGGGTTACAGCAAAGAGTACCAGGCTTATGTTTTTGGCGATGTAGCGGTGCGTGATGGTGTAGTAAGTCGCGTAAACAAAGAAGACTATTTTGAGTTTAATAAGCTACGCCTGAAAACCTTGCAAAAAAGTATCGCGATTCATGTGCAGCAGGACGCGCAAGAGTACAACGAGCAGTGGCTCAACCTGCTGTGGATGACCTTCGGCGCGCAGGGTGTAGTCGCGCTGTCATTCTGGTTTGGCAGTTTGTTTGCTGAGCAGATCCGCGAAAAATACAAGTCATTCCCATTTTTAGAGGCAACCGGTGAAGCCGGGGCCGGTAAAACCACGCTACTTACTTTTTTGTGGAAGCTTCTTGGGCGCGAGCACGAGGGCTTTGATCCATCTAAGGCGACCAAGGCTGGCCGACGCAGAATCATGGGCCAAGTATCGGGCATGCCCGTAGTGCTGATTGAGGCAGACCGAAACGAGCCGGACAAACTGCACCGCAGTAACTTTGATTTTGACGAGTTAAAAGACTTTTTTGGCGGCGGAACGCTTGGCACCACAGGGCAAAAAACATCGGGCAACGAAACCTACGAGCCACCTTTTAGAGGCACGATCTGTATCAGCCAGAACGCAGACGTTGACGGAAGCGAGGCGATTTTAACCCGTATTGTAAAGCTGCACTTCAAGCGCCCAACGGTAACCGATGAAAGTCGTGCCGCTGCCGACAACCTAAACATGCTGCCGGTTGAGCAGCTAAGCCACTTTTTACTAAAAAGCGTGCGCGCAGAAAAGCAGATCCTTGATCACTTTGATCATCGCGTTAAGCATCACGAGCAAGAGCTGCGCAAGCTGAAAGACATTCGCATCGAGCGAATTATAAAAAACCATAGCCAGATGATGGCTTTAGTTGAGTGCTTGGGCCTTGTTACTAACATTAGCCCGGTGCAGTTGGCTGTCACGCTAAACGAATTAAAAGAAATGGCACTGACACGCCAGCATGCCATTAACTCAGATCATCCGGCCGTGGCCGAGTTTTGGGAGGTGTATGAGTACCTGCAAAGTCTTGGTGAGGGTCATTCAGTAAACCATTCGGCTGACTCAAGCCTAATCGCAATTAACTTAAACGAGTTTTATCAGCGTGCAGCAGAGCATCGACAAAACCTAATAGACATTAAAACCTTGCGCGCTTTGCTGCGCGATAGTCGCAGCCACAAGCTGCTAGAAATAAATAAGCCTGTTTATAGCGCACTGCGTGCAGCAGAAGCGCAGCGCGACCCTTTGTCTACCAGACCAACAACCGTGAAGTGTTGGGTATTTAAAGCCTGAGAAGGAGCAACAAAATGGCCGATGTAATTGACGCAACAAATGATCGCATTCAAGCCGAGCTAGATGCAGCCATTGCTGCATGTGTTGGCGGCGTGCCGCTGAATGAAAGCGCGCTGTATTGCGAAGAGTGTGATTCAGAAATACCCGAGGCACGTCGCGTCGCTGTTAAAGGATGCCGCTTTTGCGTGCATTGCCAGGGCATGTATGAAACCAATCAAAAACGCTATAGAGCAAGATAGTTATGAGTGATTTGAGTTTAGGAGACTGGATAGTGATCGCTACCCATGATGTTCGTGATGAAGATGATTTTCGCGTGTGGTGTGAGTGTGGTGAAGAGCTTAATTGGCGTGATGATGACTCATTAAGTGAGTGCAATTTTTGTTATCCCGACAGAACAACGAATAACAGATCATCAAACGA